ACTTTTTTACGAACAGTCCAAATTATTTGGGGAAGAGGCATGCATGATCCAAGAAACAATTAGAAATTGGCTTGAACCGCTTAGCTTGAACCTTGAACAAAAAGTTCTAGCTGAATTAGCCCTAAAACTGGCTGCTCAGTTCGACCTAGAGCCCCACACCAGCACAGCTGCAGAGCTTCGAAAGACAGTCTTAGAACTTCAGCGCCAGCTAACAGCCAGCAAGCAAGAATTTGACCCGATAGCAGAACTACTGACGCGCTAATGCTTCAGCTGCCTACGGTTTGGACTAAGCCACTATCTGACGACTTCCCAACTGACGGGGAAAAGCTTTCGGAATTGGTGAAGGTTGCCTGGCGATCACCAGAAAACCCAGAAGGCATAGAGCTTGATCAGTGGCAAGACTGGCTACTGAAGCACGTGCTAGAGCGCTACCCAGAGGGGCATGAGCTAGCAGGGCAGCTGAGGTACAGGCAGGTAGTAATCAGCATGGGACGCCAAAACGGTAAGTCTCTGCTAGGTGGAATCCTGGGAGTTTACGGGCTGCTACTTCATCAGAGGTCAGGGGCTCAAGTACTTTCCCTAGCCAGCTCAATTGACCAAGCCAGGATTATCTACAATCGCGTGCTGTTCGTGATCCTAAACAACCCCTACCTAAGCAAGCGCTTTAAAAAAGCAAGCGAATCGCGTGGAATCGTCACAGCCGACGGGACTGGGCGCTATGACGTTAAGCCAGCCAAAGAGGGGGCACTGCAGGGTATTCCAATCAGCCTTTGTTTATTCGACGAGCTTCACCTAGCTAAGCAGGGAATGTGGGGAGCTGCCGTTTTGGGTACAGCTCAGAGACGTGACGGAATGGTTATTGGGATTACCACAGCTGGCGACCAAAATAGCGAAACGCTTATTGACCTTTACAAAACAGGACACCAGGCAGCCAACGGCGACCCAGAGCTAGAGCGCTTTGGCTTTTTTGTTTGGGAAGCCCCTAAACACGCAAAGGTGACAGATCCAGAAGCCCTAAAGCAAGCCAATCCCTCAATAGCAGCTGGCAGAATCCCAATCGACGAAGTTCTAAGCGACATGAAGACGCTGCCAGAGCACGAAGCCAGGCGCTACAGGCTAAACCAATTCATAAGTGGCACAGTCCAATCCTGGATAGCTAATGACATATTCAGAAAAGCTGCCACTAAGGTCAGCCCAGATCAAACAGGTGGAGTATTTGCAGTAGACATAACTAAAAACTGGGAGCATGCCACAATCGCCTACGCCAACCAGGTTGGGGACGAACACCACACAGAGCTAGTCCAGACTTTTGTAAACACTAACGAAACTCAGCTTTACAATCGTCTAGTCCAGCTTTACGAAAAGCACGTACCAAGAGCGATAGCACTGGACGACAGGGCGCTTCCAGGATTAGGCAAGCGCTTGAAAATGGCAGGAATACCCACTTACCAGCTTTGGACTAAGGAAATGAGCGCAGCGTGCTCAGTTGTCTATGCATTACTAAGCACTGGAAGGGGCAGGCACAATAACGACCCCTTGCTTATAGCCCAGTCCCCCAACGGAGTGGCTAAGTATTCTGGGGAAACTTGGCTTATTAGCCGTAAAGAAAGTACGGGAGACATAGACGCGCTTATGGCGACAATTATGGCTTTGTATGTTTCGACACGTGCAGAAAATACTGGTATAGGCGTATACTAATTACACACGTGTAATTTAGGATCATTACTTTATGGCTTCTATTTGGCAGCGCCTTTTTTCACCACAGCCCGAACAAAGATCAGCGCAACCCACAGTCCCGACCAGGGAAGCTGCAATCGTCACACCAGACACAGCGCTAACACTTACCGCCGTTTATAGAGCGGTGCAGATTATTGCTACCCCAATTAGCAAAATGCCGATTAATACCTACAGGTTTGCAACTGGCGTAGAGCTGAGAGTTGAAAACCCAGTATTAGTAAACAAGCCAGACATCAATACAAACAGGCGCGACTTTATTTTTCAAACCGTAGTCTCGCTAGCGCTAGAGGGTAACGCTTTCTGGTTCAAGAATTACGGAAGCAACGGGCAGGTAAACAACCTAACGCTGCTACCAGCGAGCGCCGTAGCTGTTCGCTACAAAGATCAAAACGATATTCGCAAGGGCTTCGTTTTTGACTACATGGGCAAGACCTACACCGCCAGCGAAATTGAGCACCTAAAGCTATTTACCAAGACGGGCAACCTTCGTGGAATTGCACCAATTGAGGCAGCCAGGGCTGACGTTTCGGCAGCTTTGGATCTTAGGGATTACGCAAAGAATTGGTTTACTAGCGCTGGCGTCCCAACTGGTGTTTTAAAGACCAATCAAAGCCTAAACGCTGAACAAGCTGAAGCAGTTACAAACAACTGGCACAATAAGCAGCAAAACAGGCAAATCGCAGTACTTGGAAATGGCTTTGACTATCAGCAAGTAGCGCTTTCCCCACGCGAGGCACTATTCACAGACATTGTGGAGCAGAACATTGTCTCAATTGCAAGGCTGTTCGGTATTCCTGCACGCCTTCTGATCACCACAGTTCCAGGTGGATCAGACACCTACACTAATCTGCAAGACGAGAACCAGGTTTTCTACAGGCATACACTTATGGCTTACACCGACGCAATCACTGACGCCATGAGCAACTGCCTACCACGTGGCACTAGGGTTGAATTTGATTACCAGCACCTATTTAGGGCTGACGTTACGACTAGATACGACTACTACGCGACTGGAATTGCAGCTGGCTTCCTAAGCGTTGAAGAAGTTAGAGAGAAAGAGGGGCTAAATGCCTAACATGGAAGTACGGAGCTTTGAGGCTCTAGCTGACGTAGACGACAGAACAATTATTGGGCTAGCAGTTCCCTATAACGATCTAGCAGACTTGGGCGGTGGCGTCACTGAGCGCTTTGTACCAGGCGCTATTGAGAGTGTCGAAGACGTAAAGCTTTTTTACGGTCACGAAGATCCAATTGGAAAAGTAATTGAGGGGCGCGACACTGAGGCAGGTTACGAAATTGTAGCCAAGGTTAGCGAGACTGCTAAAGGCGACGAAGTGCTAACACTAATGCGCGACGGCGTTCTAAATAAATTTTCGGTGGGCTTTTTCCCAGTAGAAACTGAGAGAGACGGTTCAACGATAATTAGGAAAAAGGTTGATCTAAAAGAGGTCAGCGTTGTTCCTTTCCCTGCTTTTGCAGGAGCAAACATAACAGAGGTAAGGGAAGAGCAGGTTCAATCCGAATCTGAAGACTTATCTCACGAACAGGAAAGAAAATCTATGTCAGAAAACATGGAACTTGAAGTTCGCTCTGTGCAGGACGAGGTTGCAGAATTGCGCCGCGTTGTAGAGGCAGGGCTAACTCCATCTACTCCAGCCGTTATCGGCTCTGCAATTCGCTCACAGGGCGAGTTTGCAAAGGCACTACTAAAGGGTGACGACGACGCAAAGGCACTAGCTCGCGCTGCTTCGACTTCAGCTGACGCTGCAGTTCTCCCACCATTCGTAGGCTACGTGGACACACTGATTAACAACAACCGTCCAACCGTTTCCGCTTTCTCACGTGGCGCACTGCCAGCTAGCGGTCTATCGGTAGAGTACGTAAAGATCGACAGCAACACTCTCGCAGTAGACGTACAGGCAACTGAGAACACTGCTCTTGAGTTTGGAAACCTAACTTTCGAAGTTATTTCTGCTGACGTGAAGACTTACGGCGGTTACACCAGCTTCTCGCGTCAGTACGTAGAGCGTGCAACAATCGACACCTTGAACCAGGTATTCCAGGGGCTATCAATTGCCTACGCAAACGCCACCAATCAGGCGCTAGTAGACGTTATCGAGGCGCTGGACTACACTGGCAAGACCTTTGACGCTGACGGACAGACCCCAAGCTCACTTGCTGAGGGTATTGCCAACGCTTCTGCTTACATCTTCGCCAACACTGGTCTACGTCCAGAGTTTATTCTCACTGGTACTTCTGGCTACGTGAAAATGGTCAAGGTTGCTGCAACTGACGGACGCCTTGCACTATCTGCTAACGCTGACGGAATGAACACCGTTGGATCTGCTAACGTCCCAGGACTTTCAGGTTCAATCTTTGGTCTTCCAATTATCGTCGATCCAGCTATTGACGGAGACAACGTATTCATGGCTAACAGCCAGGCTGTTATCAGCTGGGAGAGCGCTGGCGCACCAGTTCGCTTGACTTCTGGCGACATTACAACCCTTGAAGACAGCGTTTCGGTCTACGGTTACATGGCAGTAGCTACCCCACGCGTGGGCGCACTAGTCAAGCTAGACGTAGCAGCTTAGTAGGTTCTAATGGCGCACGTAACTCTCGCTGATCTTCAGGCTTACATTGGCACTGAAGAAACTGGGGACTTTATTGAATCCTGCCTGGACGCTGGTAATGCCATAGTTGGCAATTACATTGGGGAGAGCGACAACGTACCCCATGACGTCCACAATCAGGCTATTCTCATAGTCTCTAGCGAGTTGTTTCACAGGCGCTCAGCACCTAACGGTATAGCTCAATTTGCAAGCATGGACGGGCAGCCTGTCAGAATGGGTAAAGACCCTATGGCAGCTGCCTATCCACTGCTTCTACCTTTTGTAGGTTATGCAGTATGACCAATGAAATCACAATTTCTAAGGCTGAGTTCAAGCTTGACTTAGAAGACGCTGGACTGACCGTTCTGGATTATGTGCCAGAGCGTATAGTTCCGCCAATTGTGATCATTAATTCTGCCAGCCCATACCTAACACCAAGTTCTCTGGGAACTGAGTACCTTATGAATCTGGAACTGGTATTGGTGGCTGCAACTGCAACCAATAAGTTGGCTACGGAAAGGCTAGACGAAGCAATCGAAAATACTTTGAAAGCCATGCCAAGATACGCCAGGGTACTAAGGGTTAATGAGCCTTACGAAATGCAAACCAATAACGCTAGTTATCTTGCTGCAAACATCAGCGTAGAATTAGAAATTACTATTTAGAAAGAATAAAATGGCAACTTCAACCAGAATCAAAGCCCAAGACATTAAATTTATTGTGGACGGCGACGAGTTTGCTTGTGACGCTACGACTGTTAGCCTAGAGCTTCAGGACGCACCAGGTGACGTCCAGACTTTTTGCGAGCAGCGAGTTGGTGGCGAGTGGGCTCTTACCCTAGAAGGAATTACTTCGGGAGACGACACCAGCCTTTACAGAGTACTGTGGGCTAACTTCGGAACTACCGCTACTTTCGTAGTAGCACCTAACGGCAATACGACAGCTTCAGCTGACGAGCCACACTACACTGGAACTGTAAAGTTTGACCAGCTTCCACCGCTGACCCTAAACAGCAACGAGACTGCAACTTTCTCAGTTACCCTTACTGTGGTGAACACGCCTCACGATCCAGCTAACGACACCTACTACGGAGTAGAAATCGTTACTGCCTAATCATGGCTGAGCAAACTGGGATCAAGGTTGTAAACCTTAGGGAAATAACCAAAGCTCTACAGGCTATTGGAGTTCCCAATGACGCTATAAAGGCAGCTGGTAAACAATCTGCAGATCAAGTAATAAATGAGGCTAAAAGCCTTGTCCCAGTTCGTTCGGGCAAATTGCGCGACAGCATTAGAGTTAGCGCAACTGCCAAAGGTAGGCTGACAATTTCAGCTGGTAACAATAGGGTAAGCGCCTCAGGCGTGCCCTACGCTAATCCAATCCATTGGGGCTGGTTTAAGCGCAATATCAAACCACAGCCATTCTTTGTAAAGGCGATAGGATTAACCAGACAAGACGTGTACCAAAACTACATGTCTCAAATGGAAAAACTAATACTAGAAGAATCAAGAAAGACACAGGGAAGCTAATGATTAAGTTTGACGAACTTACACTGGGCGAAATTGAGGAAATTGAGCTACTGCTTAATGCTTCAATAGATCAAGCCTTTTCGGACGGAAAGCCAAAGGGCAGGGCTCTAAGAGTGCTCTATTGGGTTGCTAAGCGTAGGGAAAATCCAAACCTAAAATTCGAAGACACAGAAAAGGTTACACAGGCTGAAGCCCTAGCGGTTATCACTGGGGACGAAGCAAAAAAAGAATAAGAGAGCTTAGTGCTGATAGATTAGCGCGTTTCTGCTTAGCTACTAATCTGCAACCAAGTGAAGTAAAAGCCCTAAGCCTGGCAGAGTATAAAGCTTTTATTAAGGCGCTAGAGGAGCGTGAACAATGAGCCTAGTTCTGAATGTTGAAATTCTTGGAGAGTTCAAGAAACTAACAGAAGCTACAAAGGGTAGCCAAAAGTCTCTAAATTCGCTGGAATCTAACGCTAAAAACATTAGCAAAAAAATAAACATGGCTCTGGGGGCTATCGGAGTTGGCTTTAGCCTAAACTTTTTAGTAAACCAATTCAAAGACAGCACCAAGGCTGCAATTGAAGACACCAAGAGTAAAGAGCTTCTAAATCAAGCACTAGAAAACAACCTGGATATAACTAAAGCCCAGGTTAGCGCGATAGATCAGTACATAACCAGAACCCAAATAGCCACAGGTATTACTGACGACAACCTAAGACCAGCTTTCGCAAAGCTAGCAATCGCAACCAAAGACACTGACGAAGCCATGCGATTAATGAGCATAGCTACCGACGTGGCAGCTGGAACTGGCAAGAGCCTGGACACAGTAGTTCAAGCCATGAGCAGATCATTGGCTGGATCAGATACAGCCCTAACCAGGTTAGTTCCAAGCATTAAGGGCGCTAAAGACCCAATGGCAGAGCTGGAAAAGACTTTCTCTGGTGCTGCCAAAGCAGCTGCAGACACAGACCCCTATAACAAAATGCAAATTATCTTTGGGGAGCTGCAAGAGCAAATTGGAATGGCTTTGCTGCCAGTGCTAACTAAGTTCAGTACCTGGCTTTCCACGCCAGAAGGTCAAGAGAAAATGCAAGCCATTGTAGACGGCGTTGTAATGATCATTACCAAGTTTGGCGAGCTTATTAGCTGGATAGA